TGATGCAAGACAAGAACTTTATGATAAAGAAGATAAATTAGTAGATCAGTTTCATAATTCAAAAATACAACCTGGACAATTTGTAAATGATGGTAGTGAAGAATACGCAGAATTAGAAAAAATGTTTAATAAATTATTATCAACTAGAAAAATTGAAGATCAAGAAGTACTTACCAAGGATCAAGAAAAAGCTTTAAATATAGCTCAAAAATTAGCAACATCACCTGAAAATATGAAAGTTTTTGGAGTTGGTATCGGAGAGGACCCTCAAAAAGCAATTAATAGAGTTTATGGTAAAAAAATGAAGGAAATTGCTAAAAAGATAGAAAATATTAAATTTTAAAATGAAAAAATTCCTTAAACAGTATAATAAAATTTTAGAACAAGACGAAGTACCAGCTCCGCCTGCTGAACCTGTTGTAGGTGATCAAGCTTTAGCAGATACCCCTGAACCGGAACCAGAAGTAAGTCAATTATCGCCTGAAGGAGAAGTTTTACTTGTAAGATTAATTAAAAAAGCATTAGTTACTAAAATAGAACCAAGTGATATCGAATCATTAAGTGAATTATCTGACATAAATGAAGTAAATGCAAAATCTTCTTTAGAAAAATTAATAAACATAATGAAAAAATATTCACAGGATATTGACGTAACAACATGAGCTGGAAATCATTAGATGAAATTTATTTAAAAGAATCTGCTAATAAAAAAGTAGATTTGTTGCCCCGTCAAAAGGTTAATGTATTTTTTGAAGATAATAATTTGTTTAGAGGTGAAGGCGATAATTATGAATTTGTAGGGGCCGTAGATGATAAAGATTATAGAAAAATAGTTAATATAGTTAAAAAAGAAGGCGATAAATCTATAGAAAAATTAGTACAACAATCAGGATTTGTAGATCAAACCCGTTATATAAAGAATTTTTTAGCTGATTTTGATGTTAATTATGGGGAAATAGAAATATTATCACAAATAAAACAAAAATTAAATAGTATTACCGGTAGTATAGGCGGTGCCCAAGGAGAATTTAGTTTGCATCAAGTAATATTTCCAATTTTAGAAAAAATATTAGCTAATGAAACCTCTGAAAAAATAGAACAATTTTATAATTCATTATTTGTAAAAAGTTTTTCGGAAGGTAACGTTAGTGTTGGTGATGGAGAGTTATTATTAAGTTTATTTACTGAATGTTTTAAAGGTGATGTTGGTGATTTAAAAACACCAAGTGGTCTAAATGTAGAGTTAAAAGTTGGTAAAGGTAGAATTATAAGTGCAAGAGGGGGAGGCTTTAAAAATGATCTTAATAAACTTAAAGAGTTTGCTCAAAAACCTGATTTAACTGTTGAAGATTTGCAAGAAGCTAAATTTACTGGCGATGTAATGAAAAAAGCTTTTTCTAATATTTCTATATTACAACAGTTCATAGGTGAAAATGTAACTGATCCAAATCAAAGGATGCAACATTTTGCAGGTATAATGTTAAATGAATATGGTAAAGAAGGTTTTGATATAGTAATGTTTGTTTACCAGAAAGGATTTACTAGAAAAGCTGGCGAATTTATGGGAGAAGGTTCATTTGATAAAGCAAGATATTTAAATGTAACTAATTATTCAAATATTTTAAATGCTATCAATAATAACTTTATAGCTTTTGATTTTGACGGTGATGGAGTATATATAGGTTACCCGGGTAGTAATGTAAATGCTAAATTTAAGAAGGATTTAAAACTTTCATGAAGAATTTTAAACAACATCATAACGTTATCTTAGAGTTTTTTGATGCTATTGATGGCGCTGTAAAGCATATTGACCATTTAGAAGAAAATATACTTAATAAAGGTAAACAAGGTGTTATAGAAGCTATTAACCAAATAGAATCATCTATATCTTATTTTGTAGATGAATCTGATTATAAAATATCAACTAAGTTTGATGGAGCACCTGCTATAGTTGCTGGGGTCGATACAAAAGGTAAATTTTTTGTAGCAAGTAAATCTGCTTTCGCTAAAAATCCTAAAATTAATTATACTGAAGAAGATATTACTGAAAATCACGGTACCGGGGGATTAGCTGATAAATTAAAATTAGCTTTAAGATATTTACCTTCATTAAATATAAAAGGCATTTATCAAATGGATTATATGTTTGATCCGCAGATGAAAATAGTTGAAACCCCCGAAACTATAGATGGTGTTAAAAATGAAAATAAATTTTTAACCTTTACCCCTAATACAATTAAGTATGCAGTTACAGAAGATAGTCCTTATGGTAAAGAAATAAGTACTTCTAAAATAGGAGTTGCAATACATATTGAATATATTGTAAGAAATGGTATCTTAAAAGTTAAAAAATATACTTCTGATCCAGAAGAGTTTTCTAAATCTAATACAGTTTTTGTATTTAACGTTTTAGCAAATAAACCTAAAAATGATAAATCGTCTTTTAGTAAATTATTATTAAGAGATGTAAAAGCTAAAAAAACTAAGCTTTTAAGATTAGCAGATAAAGTAGATTTTAGTTTATTAGATGACTTTACCGGTACTTTAAAATCATATATAAATTCAGAAATAAGATCTGGTAGATTTTTAGAAGATACTTCTATTTCTACTGAAGAATATATAAATTATATTACTAATAGATTTACAAAAGATTTAGAAAGACTTAAAAGTGAAAAAGGTAAAGCTAAAAAGACAGAGCAAATGAAAGCCACATTAAAATCTTTACAAAAATTAAAACCTTCTATAAAAAATGCATTTGAAATTACTAAAATAGTGGCTAATTTAAAAAATAATTTAATAAAAATTTTCAATGAAATAACTAAAAATGATTTATTAGGTACTTATCTTGAAGAAAGTCCTAACAATTGGCAAACTACTGCGCCGGAAGGTTTTGCTTTATCAAAAGTAACAGCTGATGGTGCTGAAATAACTAAAATGGTAGATAGAGAAGAATTTAGCCGAGCTAATTTTGGTACAGGTAAACCAACTTCACCTGAAAGTCAAGAATCTTATATAAGTAATCCTCCTATTTTTAATAGAGGTGAAGGTACCCGTCTTCAAACCCATCCAACAGGTAAGAAAAAAATCGGTTCTTTTAATGAAATGTATAGAATGTTAATGTTAAAAGAGTTTGAAGATGCAGAAGATTTAAAAAAAACATTAGTAATTTATCCGGGTAGATTTCACCCATTCCATAAAGGGCATGCATCAGTTTATGATAAATTAAAGAAACAATTTCCTACTGCTGAAGTTTTTATTTCTACTTCCGGTAAAACTAATGATGATAATTCTCCGTTTGAATTTGAAGAAAAGAAAATGATGATTCAAAGTGCGGGAATTGACCCTAATTTTGTTGAAATGACTAAGAATCCTTATTTAGCTGAAGAAATAACTAAAAAATATGATTTAGATAATACTAAAGTTATATTTGCAGTTTCAGAAAAAGATATGGAAGGTGATAGACCTAGATTTAAATTTGGTTTAAAGAAAGACGGTACACCAAGCTATTTTCAACCATATGATAATAATAAAAAATTAGAAAATGCTTCAAAGCATGGTTATATTGCAACTTTACCTACTATGGATTTTAATATCCTTGGTAAAGATATAAGAAGTGCATCTCAAATCAGAGAATTATATAAAAATTCTGATGAACAAGGTAGAAGAGATCTAATTATTGATCTTTACGGTTCAATGGATGAAGAGGTTAAAAGAATATTTGATAATAAATTAATCTAAGCGCCGAAACCGGTTTCTTTAGCAGTTTTAGTCATTTCATCATCATCTAATTCTATACTTTCATCTTCTCTATCTTCTTCATCGCTATAGCAAGGCTCTCTAGTAGGAAAATTATCTTCATAATCTAGATAATGATATACTGATGATAGATAATCAGCTGCTTTTGTAATTTTACTTGCTACCCAGCCTTCAAGATAATCACTTTCTGGGTGATTACCTATATGGTGGAATAATTTTGCAGCATATTCATTAGCTTTTAATAATTCTAATCTTGCCATATCTAATTCACCATCATAAATTGTTTTACCTTCACTATCCCCTTCTTTATTACAACTGCAGTCATCACCGCAGCCAGATTCTTCTGGTTCACCTGCTTGAATAAATACTGTTTCATCTTCAATGGGTGGTTCAGTTTTTTTCTTTAATGGTTTAGTTTCGCCTATAGAAGTTATCCTTATCATTTTAGGGGTAGCATGACCTAAACCTAAATCTTCATTTATGCTTTTTGAATAAGTTTCAAAAATTAAATCATTTTCCGTACTTGCCATATAATTATTTATTTATATAATAAATATTATTATGCAATTTGATTATATAGTAACTAATCTTTTAAATGAATATGGAAATGTAATATCTTCTTCTGAAGATGCTGAATATAGAGGTAGAAAAGTAAAACTTAATAAACCAATGAGAGGGGACGTTAAAAAATTTAAAGTATTTGTAAAAGATCCTAAAACTGGTAATATTAAAAAAGTAAATTTTGGTCATGGAGGAACATCTGCTAAGAGACGCGGAGAAAAAACTATGAAAATAAGAAAAAGCAATCCAGCTGCTCGTAGATCATTTAGAGCTAGACATAATTGTGATAACCCGGGCCCTAAAACTAAAGCAAGATATTGGTCTTGCAGAAAATGGTAATTTATTATGAAAACATTTAAACTATATTATGAAAACGCTGAGCGTGTAAGGCAAATTAAAGAATTACAAGCTATGATTAAAGATCCAGACCCTAAAATGGTTGCTATGTATGGTGGCGATAAATATGTGCAGATGCTTAAAAATAAAGTATCAAAATTGATAGGTCTTCGTCAACATGATCTTGAAAGCTACTCTTCTCCGGGTAGAGAAGAAAGCTTAAATAAACTCCTAAAGTCCTTTAAAAATAACGAAGAAGAAGATGCTCAAGATAGATGTAAACGTAAAGCTGATCAAGTTTATGGTAAAAAAACTTCAGCATATAAATCAGGAGCTATAGTTAGATGTAGAAAAGGGAAAATATGGAAGAAAAAATAACATTTAATCAATTAGTAGAAAGCTTATGGGCTAATATTAATAAAAAAAGAAAGTCTGGTCGTAAATCTGCAAGAAAAGGTTCAAAAGCTTACAAAGCAGCTAAAAAAGCTGGTGATAAATTACATGCCAATAAAATGCGTAAATACGGAAAATGAAGTTTGATGAACTATATAATTTTTATTTAAATGAAGCTAGTGATAGTCTCCGTCAATGGTTTAAACGTGGTGGCAGAGATCCTAAAACTGGTAAAAAATTTAGTGGTTGGATTAATTGCAAAACGGGAGGACCATGCGGTAGAAAATCTAGAAAGTCAGGAGGTAGTTACCCAGCCTGCAGACCTACAAAAGCTGAATGCAATAAAATTAAAGGTAAGATGTATAAAAAGACCAGTTCTAAAAGGGTTAACTGGAAAAAAAGAAAAAAGAAGAAAAGTTAATTTTTATAAAAATTAATAGTTTTTTCAATACCTTTTTCAAAAGGCATTTTATTAATCCATTGTATTTTTCTAAAAGTTTTTTCAGAATTTATAATTTTACCCCTATAGTCATTTTTTCTACCTTCATTAGTTAATATAATTTTGCTATTTGATTGAGTTAATTTTTTAATTATTTCTGCAACTTTTAGTAAATTAATAAACTCCCCTCCAACGCATAAAGTATCATTTTTATGTGGGTGTAATATACTTAAATAATTAGCTTCAGCATGTTGCGATACATGCAAAAAGTCTCTATAAAACTTTCCGTTATTGTGAAGAATTAAAGATTCATTTTTTAAACAATTAATTATAAATTTATTAATTACATTATCAGAATGACCGTACTCCCCATAAGCAACGCTGTATCTTAAATTTAAATAAGGTAAATCATACATAAGATTATATGATCTTAATAGTTGTTCTGTTATAAGCTTAAAGCATGGGTATATGTGTTGAGGTACTAAAGAATTAATTTCTAAATCTGCTGATACTTCTATTTTATCGGTATTATATATGTGAGTTGTACTACTAAAAATAAATTTAGTAATATTTTTATTAATTATAGTATTTAAAACGTTTAATAATCCAGTAATATTTACATTTGAACTTTCGTAAGGTTTATTTCTGCATTCTTCAGGTCTAATTATACCTGCAAGAAAAATAATATAATCTATATCACCTTCTAAAGATTTTTTAACCTGATTAATATCAGTAATATCACATTTAATATAATTTATTTTTCCAATATCATATATATTCCTATCAGGAGATTTAATATCTAAAATATTTACATTATATTCTTTTTCTATTAGTAATTTAGCAGTATGTGATCCTATAAATCCAGATCCACCAATTATATATACGTTTTCATTTTTCATTTATCTTTTCTAAGAACTCTTTTATACTTAAATTATTTTTAGTTAGTTCTTTATAATGTTTTTTTAAAGTTTTGATATATAGATTATAATTACGGATTTTGTACTTTTCAATTTTTCTTTTATTTTTTGAATATTTTTTATTATAACCTAATAGCATTGAAGTCCAATTGAATTCATTTAACCATGAATCTATATTTATAAATTTTTTATAAAATAAGTCTTCAATTTTGTTACAGCATTTATCAACATCTTCGATATTATTACTTACTTCTTTCCAATATGGAGTATCTTTTCTATCTGAAAGAGTATAATGATATTTTACAAAATCTTTTGTAGTTTTAATAAAATTTTTTAAGAATCTATTATGTATTTCAGTCTGATTTTCTGACCAGCTATTATTTTTTTTATATATATCTACAAATATTTTTACAGTTATACATGTAATCATTATACTAGTTGCTTCTAAAGGTTCAATAAAGCTTTGTGATAATCCATTAGTAATAATATTTTTATAAGATATATTTTCATTCAAACCTGCATCAAAACTAACGTCTTTTTTAATTTCTACTTTATAACCTTTTTTATTCCAATAATTTATAAAAGTTTGTTTTGCTTTTTCTTTGGAGCAATGCTTTGAAGAATATATATAACCGGTTCCTATTTTTTTACTACCTGGTATTTCCCAAATCCACCCAGACTCTTGGGCATTAGCTATAGTTGCAGGTTTAAAACTTTTAGTTTTAACTATACCAAAAATACCTCTATCGTTAATTAGATCGGTATAACTTTCCCATTTACTAACTTCTTTTATTAAACATCTTTCAAACCCCGTGCAATCAAAAAATAAATCTGCTTTAATTATTTTACCACTTTTAAGTTTTATTTCTTTTAATATACCATTTTCAATTTTTTTATCTATTACTGTATCTATAATTTCATTATATTTTTCTTTAAGTGTAAATTTTTTTAATGTTTGACTAAATTTATATGCATCAACATGGTATGCATATCCTGGTATTTTTGATAAATTAGTATTCATATTTTTATCAAATGGACTTAATTTATTTTTTAAAAGAAATTCAAAAGGGCCATGTGCTTCATTATATTTTTTTACATCTTTACTTTTTAAATTTAAAAAATACTCTACACTTGATGGGTTCTTTTTATTAAAAATATATTTCCCGTTATCACATATAGGTTTGTTAAATGATTCTTCTGGTATAAAATCATCAAAAGTATGAAACCATCTACTACCTTTTTTATTAAAATTTAAAAATTCAACCCCATATTTAAAAGTTGCATCAGCTTCTGACATCCATATTTTTTCATCTATATTCAATGAATCAGCTATATGTTTTATAGCAGGAGTTGTACTTTCTCCTACCCCTATAATATCCTTTTCATTACTATGAATGATAGTTAAATTACAATCTATTTTTGAAGCTAAATAACTTAATGTAATCCAACCTGCAGTTCCCCCACCTACTATACATATATTCATTTTATTATATTATACCTTCTAAAATATTTTCTTCCATACCAATTTTTACAAAAAATTCCAGAAACATCTTTACATGTTATATTTAAATATTTCCATTTACCTGGCCATTCATATCTTTCAGACATTAATTGATCATCAATACCTGCATGTTTACTTTCTTCAGGGTAAGTTTTAAATTTACTACTATGCCATAATTGAAAAAAACCTATTAGTGGTCTTGTATGAACTGTATTATCATATGGATTTACTTCTACTCTTTTTTTACCATTATATTCTCTAGAACAACCGTAAATACATTCTTTATCAAATTCACCTATAAATGGATTATCTGGTAAAAGAGTATCACTATCTAATTGAAGTAACCAATCATCTTTATCTAATACATTTAAACCATCATTTATTGCCTTACCTTTAGCAAAATGACTATTATTATCATATAATCTATCAGTTAATATGAAATCTAATTTATTGTCTTTACAAACTTTTATAGTTTTATAATCTTCTTTAATAGTAACTATAATCCAACGATTTAATTTTTCTTTATTACTAATAATTTTTTTTAAATAGTCTGAATAATCTACACTTATCGTTACTGCTTCAACTGATATATTTTGATTGTTCATTTTTAAATTTTTCACTATTTTTATTGCCTGATTGACCAGACCAAACTATACTTTCTTCTTTTAAATTAAAATCTTTAAAAATATATTTTAATTCTCCAACTTTTATATTATTTGAGTTATGCACTAAATTAACCACTTCAAAAGTATCTATATCTAAATGATAAGTTCCTTCTTTTTTACTTTTTTCAATTATATTAACTAATTTAGTAAAAAAATCTTTAACTAATAAATTATTTTTAACTATAAAGAATCCTTCTTCATATATTATTTTACTTGGTAGTTTAAATTTATTAGCATAAAAAGAACTAGTAGACCCATGTTTAAATAAAATATCAAATTTATCTATTTCATTTATTAAATCTTTTAAAGATTTTCTAACTATCATATCTGCGTCGGATATAATAATATATTCGTAATCTTCTTTTAACATTTCTAAAACATTAAGATACTTTGCATGTACGCAATATAATAATTTTTCTGAAACTAATCTGTTATTTATATTTTTATAAGTTTCATTAGCTATATCAAAACCTTGTACTAAAAAAGTTTTTTTAGTATTAAGTTTAGTTTTATCATTTAAAACTTTTACTTTATTATTAAAATCATAATTTAAATCTGTATCATTAACAAATCTATAAAAAATATCAATATCATTATTATTTTTTAAAACTGAATTAATTAATGCTATTGAATTTTCTTGATAATTACTATCACTAGCCACACAAAATACTTTGTTATTCATTTATAATTTTTTTAATATGCTGTTTGCTTTTTATACTGTTGTACAATTTTACAAATAATATTATATGGTTTTTTTTATATATAAATGGGAAAAAACTATGAACTGTACTATAATATATTATTTTTATTAATATAAAATTACAATGTAATCCATGAATCAAATGTTTTATATAACTCATTTCTGATTCTATACAATGTTTTTTTATACTGTTAATTATTTTCATGAAGATCCTCTTTTACTATAATTTTCTATCAGATCGCTAAAAAATATTTCCCCTATCCTTTTAATATTTTCCATTTTACCTGTGACCGGGCACTCGATATGATAAAATTTATTTAATGTATTATCTATATAATAATCTATTATTATAATAACCCTATCTTCTTTAGTATTATTAACTGCGCAATGTTTAAATGAATCATCAAAAATAAATAGTTGGCCTTCTTTCCAGGCATGCTTTTCAGTACATTCATATAAAGGTTTACCGTATCCATTTTCATTTACATTTTCAAATAATTCTATATATATTTCTTCACCTTCCTGTTTAGGTATATTAACAGGTAAATGTATTCGAAAAATACTATTATGAGGTAAATTATTGAAATAACCTGTATGGTAATCTAATTTACAAGTTGGTTTAAGAATAGAAAAACCTGTCATTAATATATTTTTATATTCATTTTCAGGTAAATTATCTTTTATTAATGAAACAGTATTTTTAAAATTTTTTAAAAAGTCTATTTTTAAACCATTTACTGTTATATTATGGCTTTCATTACAAATTAAAGGAATAAATTTCCATAAATTTTTTTTATGTACATCATCTGGTGGTACTGTAAGAATAAAATCAGTATTAAATTTTTCATACTCTTTTTTTATAGTTTTTAGAGCTTCTTCATTTTCTAAAAATTTAAATATATTATATATTTTAGTTTTTAATTGATTCTTATAAGACATATTATAAGATTTTTTAATGGTTTTTTCCCCTCTAAGATATCTTTCTTTAATTTGATTTATATCATCAACCATCATAATTATATTTATGATTGAATATTTTGACGACAACTGTAATAAAACTTTTAAAGATGTTAAGTATTTATATTATGGTGGTAACACAGTAATACCTTTTTTTGAAGAAATAGAAAATAAAGGATTAGTTAAATTTTCGGATATTTTAAATTTAACCCCTGATGTATGTCCTTTATCAAAAAATAACATATATTATAAAAATATGTATAAAAATACTTTAGAAAATTTTAGTAATTATTTTGGTTCTTATAATAAAAAAATTAATAAAGAACAATATTACACTTTTTTTAATTCGTTTTCAAAAAATAATAAAGAATCTAGTAGAACTTATAATAATATTTTATCTGATGCCGAATATATAGAAAAAAATAAATATGAAGCTGATAAATTTATTCATAATAATTCAGAATTAATTTATAAAGATAAAGATACTACAGTTCATACCCCGTATAATATGGATTGTATGAGGATTTTAATGAATGAAACTTTTTCATGCTTTTTAACTGATATAGATGGCATATATACCGGTTTTTTAGATGAAAATGCTATTTTTTATATTATACAAGATTATAGTGATAAATATGTAAATTTAAATCATATTTTTAAAAAAGATTTGGAGTGTTTTATACACAGATCAGGTATAGTAATGTTAGAAAATAATTTTTTTAGACCTGATAAAAATGGTTACCCGTCTGATAAAGGTATTGAAAAATTAAAACTTAATAAAGTTGAAAAAATAATTAATAAAGTTAAACCATTTATTAACGAACACTATTCTAAAAATAAAGATAAATTTTTTATTAAAAATAATAATGAGTTATTCTTTAATATGTAAAATACCATCATTATCTACAATAGTTTTATAATCTATTGATCTAGTTTTTATATTAGGTTGTAAAAATTGAATATTATTTAAAAATTTAATTGGTGGTTCTTTTAATTTATCCATAGATAATATATCTTCTATTTTGTGTGGTATATTTTTATTCTTTTTACTTTCATGAGGTACATCTTTACCACATGACCCGGTGCAATATTGGCATGCATATAAAGGTTTATCACTATAATAATACTTTAAAAATTTACTTAAAAAATCTTTACTATGTATATTAACACCGTCAGTATTTTTATCAAATAATTTATTATCAATAATACCGTTAGATTTAAGAAAATCTCCTTTTCGTTGACTTGCTATACATTTAAAAAAATAACCTTTATAAATTGTATTACATTCATATCTTAATTTACATCTATCATATATATCTTGAACTAATTTTTTATTATCATTTTTTTGTAAAAATTCTTGTTCTTCAAATTCATCATAATAATTATGAATAATTTTTACATCATTTTTTAAATTATCTATATTTTTCAAAATTAATTTTTTATAATTTTCAGAACCCGGGTATCTACTAACCACTATACAATCAAAATCTTTATAAAATTCTTTATTATACTTACCTAATAATATACCATTAGTAAATAAAGCAACTTTATCACAAATATTACTATCTTTTAATATTTTAGAATATTCATAAAAAGTTTTATTCAATAAAGGTTCACCACCTAATAATTTAAACCAATTGCAATTAACACTTTTTGATACTTCATTAACGTCTTTTTTAAAATCTTCTATACTATAAAACCCTTTTACTGCATACGGAGAATGATGAGAACAATTTTTACAACTTAAATTACAATGATCTGCTATATCAGTTTCTATATTATTAATTTTTATCATTTTTAGTATATTTTAGTCTTAAATAATTCTGAGTTATAACTGAATTATCTTTATTATAGATATAATCAATATAGTTAGTCCATATCATAAAGTCATAATCTTTTTCAGGTATATATTCTATAGGATTACCTTTATAAATTTTAATTTTATTACTTTTAATATAAGGCTTAATTAATTTAACCACTTCATCAGTATCTTCTACTATATGTATTTCAGTAACTTTTTCATTATCTAATAATTTTTTAATATTAATACCTAAATCTAGACCACCGTAAAAAATTTTACCGTAATATTTTTCTGGCTTAAAATTTTTATAAAATGAATCATTTTCGTTAGTTGAATAAAATTTATTATTATATCTTTTCATTTTACTAAGATATAATAATTGTTTATTATAACTAAATTTTTTAAATTTATTATAATTTTTAGGCTTTAAAGTATCTTTTACATAATTTAAAAAATCTTTACCCTCAGCAATATATTTTTCTAATCTTAAAGGTTTAAAAAATAATTTAGCATATAAATTTTTTGTATTCATTTATATATATTTTATTATTATTTTTTATTTCTGCTGCACCATTCCAAATAAAACTATCTTTATCAAAAAACCACCTATCATTAAACTCTATATAAATAGTTTCAAAACTAATTATATCTTTATATTTTTCATATAGATTATTAAGGATATAAAAATCAGCATCCCAGTTTAAAAAATCTTTTTTTATTAAATTATCCGCTTCTTTAAAAAATTTTTTAACATTTTCATTATTTTTAACGCATATAAAACTTTCATCGGTTAAAGGTTTTTTTATTTTAATTTTTTTATCTATCCAACTTTCAGGTACCCAAGTTTTACTAGGATCAATTTTACCTAATTGTCTTTTTTTAAGAGATTTAAAATCTTTATTTTCATTAAAAATATAAATATCATGTTTATTAAAAAAATTATTTAAATTTAATTTATTAATAAAAATTTGATCAATGTCCATATTAATAACGTAATCATATTTTAGTTCTAAACATTTTAAAATATTTTCAAATCTTATATTATTACAAAAAGCTGATAATTGAGTATATAAAAAATTATTATTTTTTATATTTTTTAATTTTACCCATTGCCATTTATTGTCATTTTTTAATCCTAATATTTTGTTAGGTATATTTTTATTAATAATATTAATTTTAATTTTATTACTAATTTTTTTAATTTTTTCTTGTTTTATTTTATCAACATTTACTAAAGTTACATATGTATCAATATCATTATTAGAGTATAAACTTTTTAAAAATACTTCTAATTTATCATAATATATATCATCACTAGTAACAGTAATTATATAACTACTCATAATTAACCATATTAGGTGGCGGTAATAATAAAGAAGGCCAATGACAAATTAGATCTTTTATAGTTTCAATATTTTCATCAATAATTGTATCACTTTCTTGATCTATATTATTTAAAAGATCTAAAATAATTTTTATTTCGTTTAATGTATTTTCATCCTTTTCTAATTCTGCTTCATTTTTTTCCGTTTTTAAAGTATTAATACATTCTTCTTTCTTATCTAAAATTAATTTTTTCCATATATCCTTACATTCTTTCATTCTAATACTATCTTCTGAATGTAAATTGTTATCTTTAATAAAATCAGGGTGTATGTTAAATAAAGCAGATAATAATAATAAATTTTGGTTATAGTTGCTTTTTAAAGTAATCTGTTTAAATGCTTCTTCATCTTTTATTTCAATATTATTTTCTTCACATAAATTTTTAAATATAATATATCTGTTCAAAAAATCTCCTATAACAGTTTTATTATAGTTATTAATTAATTTTTTATCACTAAGATAATAAATGTCTACACTACTTTTACAATTTATTAAATCAGTTCTTAGGAAACCCCAATCAGTATTTTTTATATCCGAAGAATCAATTTTTTGATTTATTATATCAAAAAATTCAAATTTTTCAATTTTATCTTTATTGATTATTTTATCTATTTCGTCATGAAAAGTATCGGGTATAAATTCTTTATTAAGTGTAACTAAAGTTTCATCACCATTATACTTTGCAATACTAACCAATTTCTTAATATTGTTTATAATAAGTTCTCTATTTGTCATTTTTTAACATGTATTATCTTGCAATTGTCTAAAGAAATTGCTTTTGCCACCTAAATTAACCTTAACTCCTGTTTGCACTATACATGATTGGGTTAAATTATCTTTTAGAGTTACTGAATATGTAGCTGCATTTAAACCAGTGAAAGTAGCTGAAGGGGAAGACTGTGGCCCACATACTGTTGTACCACCATCCCCTGTAATAGAGAATTGATAACATTTATCACCGGAACCGTCAGTAACTACACCTTCAGGTAAAAGAGAAGTAACTATTCTACCATTATTATTTAAATTATATGGTGAATTAGGAGTTTCAGGTATTGCTTGTATATCCCCGGTCATAATTTGACCGCATTTAAATTCAGATAGTTTAGCAGGATTAACCCCACTACCATCATCATTAGGTAAAAATGCATTAGTTAAATACCAACTATACATAGTATTAATACTAACTGTATCACCGAAACTATTACCAGAAGTTTGGCAATTGCAGTTTCTCATTGTATTAATATCACTAAATTTTAGATTAGTTCCTGTGCGTGTTAAAAATGCATCCCCCATAATATTATTTATGTTCAGTCAAATATTTTCAACTCATTAATTTGATCTTCTATATTTTTTAATTTTATATTATGAATAGTATTCAATGACCTATCCAATATTTTATCTATAGGTTGACCTTCTATACTATTTGCATTAATTTTATTAATAGTTATATTTAAATTATAAATTTTATTAATAATTTTACATAACTTATATTTAGAAATTTTTTCCAAACTATGTAAATGTCTAACCCCATTCCAAAAATTATCATTATTGATTATATCTAAAATAAATTTTGATAATTCTAAAGCAGTTACACCATTCCATATACAATTATCATACCCACTTATCATATTATTTTTATTATCTAAAACCCACTTTAGTAATCCCCCATACTTACCAATAAAAGAAGTTCTTATTATTGTACCATTGGTTACAAGACTTTTTGATATTCCATATACATCATTAGCATTAGGTATAAAATCTTCATAATAATTTCCCTTTTTACCGTCATAAACACAATCAGAACAAATATGTATAAAATTAGCTTTTTTAAATTTACAAATTTTAAAAATTTTATTTGGAAATAATGAATTTATTATAAAAGTATTTTTAATACCTGTAGATTTTATTTTTGGTTTTAAAATACCTATACAATTGATAACAACATCATTTTCATTAATTTTATGGAAAAAATAATTATTATTAAAATTAGTTACATCAAAATCTATTCTACTATATTGTTCTACTATAAAATTTTGTAAAGTAAAAAATCTTTTGATATATGTAGCTAAATTACCGTTACCTAATACTATTATTTTCATTAAAACATTTTAATTTAGATAAGTCTACTTTATACTGACTACTACAAGAACTATTACAATCTCTATGTTTATCTAAAGCATAAAAATTTTGTATACCCATTACCGCTTGTTCAGGGGTCATATACATGTGGTAACCTATATCTTCAACCGGTAAATCTAACATATCATTATAATATATAGAAGGTCTTCCATCATATCTAATTCTCTTAAACCATTCAAAAGCATTTATATCATCGGTTAAAATCATACCGCCTTTACCGGTAGATAGTATTTTTTTAAAATTAAACGATAAACAATAAAATGTATCTTTTTCATATATTTGACTACCGAATTTTTGAGCTGAATCAATTATAGGTAAACTACCTAACTTATATGAACCAGCCCAAGATTTATCTACGAACTTTACTTTATAACCAGCATTTATAACCTGCATTGGTACTGAAACGTATGTTTGTTTAGGTATTTCTATAAAATTATGATTTAATTTTAATTTTTCTTTACAATATTTTAAAGATAAAAATAAAGCATTAGTACAACTATCAACTGCAATTGCATACTTACTACCTGCATAATTTGCAATTAGACTTTCAAATTTATCTACATTATCCCAAACTGTATTCATTTTTTACTATAAATTAAATTAAATGCCTCTGAATATTTACTATTACATTCCATACCTCTAAATTTTGCATATATTTTTATACCTTTATCATTTCTAGGGTTGGGGTATTTTCTTATTTCATTTTTATATTGATAAAAAGCTTTTATTTTTTTATTTAACTGTTTTTTAGATATACTTTCATACCAGTTTATTTTGAAATTATTTTTAAATGATTGTGTAGTTGATGATGGTGTTTCATAAGAAAAAATCATTTCAGGGGAATCAGGCTGGTATCTACGCAATACTACTTCACATACATCATAAACTGTTTTATGGTCTTGATTCAAATCATTTTTGTTAGGTATATATATTATATTAGGTTTTATTTCATAATATAAATCTTCTAATTTTTTAAGTAGTTCATTTTTATATTCATTTAATTTTTCATCTTTCATATTTAAATGAAATATTTTTTTAACTTTTAAAATATTTAAACAATTAATATGATCAATATTATTATCTACTTTACGCTTACAACATATAATAACGTTTACTTCATATTTTTTTTCAATATATTTTTGAATAGTACCCCCTACCCCTAAAACTTCATCATCTGCATGGGGAGCAATAACTAAAACTCGTTTCATTATTATATTATAATATTTTATATCCATTATTCAAGTAGTTTTTAAACCTTATGTATATAAATAAATTATTATGAATGAAGAGAATATTAAAACTATTACTGAACAATTCAATTTTTTTACTCAAGAAGTACAAAAATTTAATGAAAAAGGTATTGCAGCAGCTGGAACTAGAGCAAGAAAATCATTACTTGAAATTGCAAAACTAACTAAAGTAATAAGAAAAGATATACAGGATGTAAAGAATACTAGTAAGCATTAAATAATAATGTGATAACTTTTAAAAAATTTTATGAAAGTAATAAACCTCTCGGTTTAATAGAAACAATTACATTTAAAGAATTGGGTCCTGTAGAAGCTAAAATTGATAGTGGTAACGGAGCTTACAATGTATTGCATGGAATTAATTTATCATTTAATGAAAATAGATCTCAAGTATCATTTGATACTGTTAATAATAAAAAATTAAAAAAACCGGTAATAGAATTTATTGATATAAATGTAGGTTCTGGACCAGATGGAGAGGCTACTATTGATAATAGACCAGTAGTAGAGTTTGATATTGAAATAGGTAATAAAGTTTATCCTAAAACTAAATTTTCAATAGGTTCTAGAGAAGATAATGATTATAAAATTCTTGTAGGTAAAGGATTTATAGAAAAATTAGGTGGTTTAATAGATGTAAGTAAAGAAGGAAACTTAGATTAATTATCTTAAACCTGTAGTTTCAAAAACATCTCTAGCAACACCTGCTGAAAATCCTCTTTCAACACCTTTTACTATAACTGATATAGCATTATGACTATGTAAACTTTCATTATGTGAGGCTACTATCTTAAAGTCTTTAATACGAGATTCACTATTAAGCTTATCATATAGAAGTCTTACTGCATCTTCTACAAACTTAAGATATGAACCGTTCTTTTCAGCAAACGCTTGCTCATCTTCTCTTTTTACCATTACTTGAGTTTCAGTTTGTAAAGCTGCTAAGCATAATTCTTGTAGATCTTCTACCCATAACATATCATTGAAACGTACACTTACTCTTGCTACACTTCGCTGACTATGAGGTACTGTAGCACGATTACGATACTTTTCAGCATGCTCACTTAATTCAAAACTACAAGGACAAGCTGATGAATATACAAAGTCAAAATGTATATATTTCTTAAAATCTCCATCTTTAGTAAGATCACCCTCAAATACCACATCATAATATTGATAACCTTCTAAACCACTACGTAAACTTTTCTGCTTAATAGGATATGAAATCTTAAGCATTATACGAGAATCAAATACTTTAAGATTTTCTTTATAGGATTCTAATACATCTTTTATATTATCAATACTAAATAGATCATCTTTATGGTCATAAAAACTTCTCATAATACGTGACATATTAATACCTTTCTTATGAGCTTCTAAACTCACACTACCAGTTACACTCGTTTCAAGATTGATTGTCTTACCATCTCTCTTTTTATAAGTTAGAGGTAATCTAAAATTATGTATACCTACTTGTTGAATAGGTACTGCAGCTCCTTGAATTAAACTTGATGGGCCATTTTGCAAATCTGGTAATGATGAAATATATTTTCTATCAGCTTTAACATTATTATCATAAACTCTAATAGGAGGAAAATAACCTTTACTATACTCTTCACCCATTATTTCTTTAGCAATAACATCTTTTTCACCAGTTAGTTCACTTTCACTTACATCATCACCTAACCATTCATAATTTTTTACTTTACTAGACATATATCTATTATACCATATAGATTAAATATTTCAATGACCGATAAAGAATTATTTGAAAAAACTGAAAAAGTTTTTAATCTTAAAAATAAAAATATACTTATAGAAAAGGTATATAATAAAGGTAACTTTAAAAAAAATCTTCAAGAAACATCACCTATAAGATCTAATTATGCAGATAATACTGTTAGTGCAGGTAGAGCTGCTGGCAGAGGAGCTTTAGGAGCAGCAACAGCAGCTGGTAGAGGAGTTGCAGCTACCGGTAGAGGAGTTGCAGCTACCGGTAGAGGTCTTGGAGCTGTAGCAAAAGGTGCTGGTAGTATAGTTAGTAACTTATTTGGTTCAGGTAGGGAAAAAAGATTACAACAACGAATGAAACGTAAACAAATGGCACAAGATCTTAAAAAATCTAGACAAACTTTAAGTGCTGATAAAAGAAAAGCTGAAGCTCAAGCTAGACAAGAAGAAATAAAAGCTCAGCAAGCTCAAGTAGATTTAATGAGTGGTAAAAAGGGCGGGAAACAAGGTCCTAAACCTAAAGAAGGCACTAGACAATATGATGCGTATATAAACGATTCTAGATACAGAAAAGTTTGGGATGCATATGCAAAAGGAGAAGAAAAAAATATATCAGCCCAAGATATAGATTATTATAATGCAGTTAATGATAAAATTGAAAAAGGTACTATAGATACTGAAGCTGATAAAAAAGCTAAAGAAGAATTAAGAAATAAAGCTGCTGCTGAAATTGATAATAATATCAAACTAAAGGCTCCTAAAACTGAAAAATATTTAACTACAAAAAAACTAAAAGATAATTATACTAAATTTATGTTAGGAGATGAGTTAACTATTAATGATTTAAAAACTTTAGCTTTTTCTATTAGTGAAATAACTAAGTATGATAAAGAAGAATTAAGCGGTATTAAATCATTAATAGCAGCAAATAATGATAAATTAACTTCTGGAGCAATTGAATCATTTATTAAAGATTTACCTAAAACTGCAATTAAACAAACAACTCCAGATATAGAGTTAAAACAAGCTATTCAAAATATGGCAAAACAAGAAAATTTATCACCCAAGGAAATATTAATGAAATTAAATAAAGAAGCTGATAAATTTAAAATTGATGATATTGTCTTAGGTAGTGCAGGTGCTACCCATGAAGTTATAGGTAAAGATCCAAAAACAGGAACAGTTGTAGTAAGATCATTAAAGGGTAAAAAAAGAACTAAAAGATTTGCTAAAGATTTAAGATTACAACAAAAAAGTTTAGAAATCCCAGATGCCGCCGAGGAAGTAAGCTTCGAACAAATTATAAAAAAGTATAGATGATTATCTCGTCCCTTCTCTCTATCTAAAGATATTTTAATATTAATTTTTTAAAAAGTCAACTATTATTTTAAAAAAAGTTGATTTTTATTAAATTTATATCATAATAATAATATGAGATATGTATCAACAAAAATTATACCGATGGGTAGTACAGCCTTTCGTCAATGGAGAGCAGATAGTCATTGCAAGTTAATTCATGGCTATAGATTACAATGTAAATTATGGTTTACAGCAGATGAATTAGATGATAAAAATTGGATTTATGACTTTGGTGGTTGTAAAGAAATTAAAAATATTTTAGAAAAGCAATATGATCATACAACTGTAGTAGCTGCTGATGACCCAGAATTAGGTATATTTAAGTTAATGTCAGAAAAAGGTATGATTGATTTACGTATTGCAGATAAAGGTGTTGGTATTGAAAGAACTGCTGAATGGGTATATGAAAATGCTAATAAGTTTGTTACAGAACAAACTAATAATCGTGTAAGAGTTATTAAAGTAGAAGTATGGGAGCATGAAGGCAATAGTGCAATTTATGAAGAATTATTAAATACTACTAAGGATGAAGGTCATATAGAGGTTAAAGAAGAAAAGTCACTTAGTGAAATTATGCAAGAACAAGTAGAACCAATTATAAATGATGATAAACTAGATAGTATGCATGAATTAAAAGAAAAAGAAATACAAGCAACTGCTATTATAAATGATGAGGTAAAAAATGAACAAGGACCTAGAACACCTCCATTGAATAGTAAAGTTACGCAAGGCTTAAGGAATCCATTTGAAGGAACATCATGGGGTTAGGTGAAATATATCAGCATAATGTAAATAAAACCTCAATAAATCAAACAGGTATATCTACTGGTGTACCATCAATAAGAGAACGTGATCCTCAACAAGTAAAATTAGAACAAGACGTATTAACAAAAATGTTAGAAGTTGCTGCCCCTCCATCTCCGGAAATAAAAAAAATTGAGCAGGTACAAAATGTTGCTAATATTGGATTAGAACAAGCTTTAAAAGAATTACTTAATAGTACTGAGTCTATCAACGATAAATCTTAGAACTTCGCTTCTAACAATATCATTAGCAGTAAATTCAAAATTATTAATACCCCATTCAGTTGATCCTGGCACGTCAAAAGCTTTAAAAATTTCTTTAAAACCACTTTTAACTCCAATATCAGCTTGATAGCTATCACCAACTACAAGATACTTACTATTTTCCCCAAAACGAGTTAAAATTGTTGTTAGTTCTGAATTAGTCATATTTTGAGCTTCGTCAATAATAACGCATGAATTTTTAAAAGTTAGTCCTCGGGTAAAATTAACCGGTATACATTTTATATAGCCTTTACTAATTAAATTACTACCTGCACCAGCTGTAGTAATTTCTTCTAGTTTATCAATTAAAGGCATTGACCATGGTGCAAATTTTTCTTCTAATTCCCCTGGTAAAGCTCCCATACTACGTGAAGCACTTTCAACTATAGATCTTATATAAATTATATTATCTATTTGTTTTCTATTTAGCATTTTTAATGATGCTAAAACAGCAAGATATGTTTTGGCTGTACCTGCAGGACCATCTACCATACACATTCGTGTATCTTGCTGTAGAGTTTTAATTAAAAAATTAACCTGATTTTTAGTTAATTTATAATCTTCATTTATTTTGAAGTCTAAATCCCAATTTTTTTCTGGTTTTTCGACTGTTATATCAGAGATAGAACTTAATGGTACTTGTCTCTTTACCGATTTAACCCTTTTACGGGTAGTTGATGTTTTTGACATATAAAAATATTTATAAATTATTTTATTAAAATATTATTTTAAAAAATTATGTTTTTTATAATAAATATAATACTCTATGTTGAAAATGATAAGGAACTATACTATAATTAAGCTATGAGTGGTGATATTTTATCTTTAAGCGATGATCATGTATTTTATACTGTTGAAGGTGAAGGTAAATATGTCGGGTGGCCTTCTGTCTTTATGAGACTTGCAATGTGTAATTTAACTTGTCAAGGATTTGCATCAGAAGATTCACCTCATGGGTGTGATTCGTTTGTATCTTGGTCTATTAAAAATAGATATACTTATGATGAACTTAATAATTTTTATGAAAATAATGGTTTCGATAAAGAATTAAAAAGAGGAGCTTTATTAAAGATAACAGGTGGAGAACCTTTATTACAGCAAAAAAGATTATTATCATGGATGGATACTTTTGTTGAAAGATTTGGATTTATACCTAATATAGATTTTGAATCTAATAGTACTCTTAAACCTTTGGATAGATGGTATGATGATTTTAATGCTAAGTTTACTTTATCACCGAAAATGAGTAATAATGGAGACCCTGAAAAGCGTAGATATAAACCTGATGTTATAGCTCATCATAACTCTAGAGGTGAATGTTTTAAGTTTGTTATTGATTCAGAAGAAGATGAACAAGAATTATTTGAAAAATATATTGATATTGGTATAGTAGATCGTGAAAACGTTTGGTTAATGCCTTGTTGTGGTAGTAGAGATGAACATACTGCTAAATCAGCCATGGTAGCTAACTTATGTAAAAAGCATAATTTTAAATTTAGTCCAAGATTGCAGTTAGTTATCTGGGACATGGCATTGAAAGTATGAAGAAACCTTTAGCAACTCATTTATTAATTGAACTGTTTGATTGTGATTCAAAAATTTTAAATGATTCTAATCAAGTAAAAGATATTTTTATTGATGCTGCAAAAAAAGGTAAAGCAACTATAGTTAATGATTTATTTCATGAATTTAGTCCTCATGGTTTAACAGGGGTTTTAGTTATAACTGAAAGTCATTTAAGTATACATACATGGCCTGAATTTAATTATGCAGCAGTTGATGTTTTTAGCTGTGATGATAAACTAGATGGTGATAAAATTAAACAAATTTTAGAAAAAAAATTAAATAGTAGAGAGGTTTATACAAAAATTATAAATAGAGGTTAAAATGGACGAGAAAAAATTTATAAAAACTAAATTATGGGGTATATCTACATCAGTAGATTTATATAATTGTAATCCTGATACTATCAGGAATGCAGATAAAATTAAAGAGTATGTAAATACCTTATGCAATGATGTTATTGATATGAAAATGTTTGGAGAATGCCAAGTAATTCATTTTGGTGATGATCCTAAAGTATCAGGGTTTTCTATGACACAATTGATTGAAACCTCTTTAGTATCAGGTC